CACCTTGCATTGGTTTGTTTAGTTTTACTGTTCTGCCTTGATACTTTGCCATTACGCATAACCTCCCTGTGATGAATTAGTTGATGAAACTGTTTTTGTTCCGGAACCTGGTACCACTTCTGTTTTTGGTCCTTGTATTTTCAACATCAAATCATCTGCCATTACCTTAAACACCGTGTATTTAATTTGGTCTCCCGGTTTGATTGCTACATTGTTTATGTTGTAGTAGTTGTCAGCATAGTTTGACCCTGCTCTTCTTCTTAGACCTTGTGTGGTGCCACCATTTAGTTGTAGATCATAGTGTATGTATGTGATGAAACCTAAATCATCTTCATCCACTTTGAAACCAATAAATGATCCCGTTGAATCCGTACCTATGTTCACTGCCACCGGACCATCTTGTGGTGGTATTGGTGTTGGTGGTGGTAATACAGGCTGTCCGATAATTGGAAATGGCCATACTTTCTTCCATGGTGAAAATGGTTGTTTTCTAACTCTAAGAACTGCACCTAGGTCTACATCTTCTTGTTGTGATGTGATTGTGTATATGTTGTTTTGGTGTTCAATAAGTGTTAGATCCACCGTGCCATCATAGTTTAATCTTGTTGTGGTAATACGCCATATCTTTTTGGGTTTGGTGTATGATGCGGCTTCTGAATTTAATGGTGCTTTGAACATATAGTCATCTAAATCTACACCTGTTAGTGTGCTTTTGTATGCGTGTGTTATTGTGACCAATTCACCTGCTACCAAATTCTGCCCCTCTGATGTTATTCTCAATGACACCTGTGTTTGTTGTCTTGATCTATCCACTAGATACTTGGCATAGTGTACTGCTCTTTCTTTTTCTGTAATACCTGATGATCCAATCTGTATCAATAGTTTTTCACCATCTGTTGCCAAATGATTGGGTTCTGAATTTTGACCATCTGCTGAATATACTGCTACATCTGGTTCATAATCTTTTTGATTGTTGGGGAATGTGACCCTTGCTTCATTGTATAGTGCATTCTTGTCCGGTGAATTTACACTGATCTGTCCAATGATGGCATCATCTGTTATTTCAAACAAGTTCTCTGGGGCTGTGTCTTGTGTTTCAATTCTCAATTCATACTTGCCATTTACATATGGTAAAAAGCCCCTACAAGTTTGTAATAGTTTTTTGGTGTTGTTGAATATTGTTTCTTCTGTGTTGATCACAACATTACCAGCAAAATGATCTACTGTGTTTAATGATCCACCATAATCTTTTTGTGTATTACACAATCTAGCAGAAGCATAAAAATTATCAAATGATATTCTGTTGTCATTCAAACCTTTGCCGTATCTTGTGTTTCTCAAATAGTCCAACAAACAATCTGCTGGGTTTGTTGAATACACAAATGATCCTCTTGTGGCTTCATATGTTGAAGTGTGTGTGATGTTTGATGTATCTACAAATCCTGATGATCCATATGGTTGTGAAGCATCAGTGCCTGCTGGCAATACTTTTTTACCTTTGATTTCTACTTGTATGGTTGGTATGCCCTGCCATGGATTGTATAATGTTTGTTCTCCAGCATCATCGGCTGTGCCTGTTTTAAATTCTGCTTTGACCCATTCATATTTTGCGGCCACGTATGCAACACCTTGTAGTCTATGATCTCTGGTCCAACCTTCTACTGAATCATCCAACAATAAACTTGATGCTGATTGATCTTCTGTGCCTGTAAAGAATTGGAATGTTGCTCTTGAATGCTCAATAAAGAATGATGATTGATCACCGTAGTAATTGTTTTTCTTTAGTGTGTGTTTGGTGCCATCTGCTGTGAATCCAGTTAGGTCTTGTCTTTCATCATTGATCCACAAACCTGTGAAACCTTCTATCTCACCTTCTGCTATGGCCATTACCACATATAGGTGTTTGTTCTTTTCACCTTCTGATCCCACAAACACTCTGGTACCACCAACTTTTCTTTGACCATAAACAACAGGAATACCTGCTACATTTGATTGCTTGTTGACTTTGATACCTTGTTGTTCTGCTTCAAATCCAGATCCTGGATCCATTGCTGGTGCATCAAAACTCATACCAAATGCACCCATGAAACCTGATACCACACTGGTTGCTAGTTTAACAACACTCTGTACTATCTTGATAGGTATTGATATGATCTTTTTGATTATCTTTGCCGCACCACCCATTATAATATCCTTTTCTTGTAATACACACAATTGGCATCATAACCTAGTCTATCAAAAACTCTGTCATATGCTCTTCTCTGTCCTTTGTTCATTTGTATACCTACCATTGCCACCGTTGCACCTTTGGTTTGAGCCCATTGTTCAAATGTACGAATAAGTTGCAGACCAAATTTTTGTCTGCCATATTGTTGACGAGGATTATGGACAAACCAATGGTGTGTTATGGCTTGAGGTTTGGCATTCATTTGTGAAAAGTCTAGTGACCCTGCCAAATATCCAAATGGTATATTTTGATTGTCTGTGAGCACTATGGCACAACCATCAGGGTCTTTCATCATCATGTATATGTATCTCTCACATATTTCTGGTGAAAACGGTTCATCTAGTTCAAACATATTGTATTCTAATTCTGATAATCCAATCAAGTGTGGCATATCTTGTGGTACTGCTGGTCTTATTTGTGTTGTTAATCCCATCATCTGTAATCTCCTTTTGGTCCCCATGCTATGTCATTGATCATTGCTGAAGCAAATTCAAATCCTTTGTCTTTGGTAAAGAATGATGCTGTGGTGCCATATTTTCTTGTGTTTGCTTGTGATGTTGTGTTGGTCTGTCTGCCACTTCTTTGTTCGAAGTTTGCCCAGTGTGTAGATATGTTTGCTGATATGGTTGCTGTGTCAGATGCTTCTTTGATTGACCAACTTTTCATTATGCCATCAAACATCATATACACCTTGCTGGTGCTGAATGCGTTGTTGTCTAAAAATGCTCTGTATATAACCACTCTTGTGTTGACTATGTCATAGTGTAATACATCTTGCATTATGGCATTGTCCACACCACTGAGTGTTGCTGTAAGTGTGTTGACTCTTAGTTGTGTTGATTCTTGTACTGGTGATATTGATAATATATTACCCACCGATGAATAAGTGTTGGTGCCTGAGTCAGGTGCTGATGCTGAATCATATGCAATATCCACAAAGTTGTCTGTGAGATATATGTTCTCAATATCCGCAATTGAATTTGCCGGATCAAAATGTAGTTCAATTAGGTGTACAGTTTGTGTTGCGGTCTTTTGAAGTTCACCGGTATTTGACGCATTGAATAAATCGTTGTTACTGAATCTTGCCATTATACTGCCTCTATTGCATCAAATTCTATTGTACCAAATCCTTCGTTCCCTTGTTTATATGCAAATGTGTCACCATCTAATCTCACTGTCATAAAATAATCTGCTTTGGATTTGATTGTGTGTGATCCTGTGACTGCTGTAAGCAATCCTGGTTCGAATGAAAGTGTTTGTCCACTGCAAGCCGTCACCATGTATGTTTTGTCGTGATTCGAAAACTTAAACACATCACCTGCTACAAATTCATTTGAATTTGTTGTTGTGACTGATGTAGCACCTATGGCTCCACCACTTGATATTGCTTCTGAATTACCTTGTGTACCACCCACTTGTTTTAGATTGTGTGGTGCAATGGTAAATGATGAAAAGCCACCTTTTTGTTTTACTAGGAATCCATACACTTTTCTTAACTTTGCTTGTTCTAATGGTGGCATAGTAATTTTCATTGAAAACAATTGACCACCAAATGTTCTTACTTGACTTCTACCTGATAGTGATTGTGTTCTCACTGTTGGTTGAAATGATATAAGTTCAACTGCTTGTATGTCTGTGGCATCACTGCCTAATATGTCATTAAAATCTGCCATTATGCTATCGCCGGCCTTCCTTGTTCTATCACTGCTTCATTGATGATACCCACAATGGTATCTTTCTGTGTTTGTAGTGTGTCTGTAAATGATTGTGAATCAATTGCATTCACTGTAAAGTTTACCTGTACTGGTCTGCCTGATGTGCCTGTGCTGGTCATATCATCATTGGATATAACTTTACCTGATGAATTAGGTATAAACAATTCAGGTCCTGCTTCACCAACTATGTATGGTTTGCCACCTGTTGCTGGTCCACCATCTTCTAGGAAGCCTCCTAAGAAACCTCCAATTGGTCCACCGAGTGCTTTTAGTGCCATCTTGATAGCAAATGTAGCCGCCGCCTGTACTGCTATTCTAATCAAATCTCTAATCACCATATTGGCAAAGTCTTTGAATTTTAATTTACCTGTCATCACAAAGTTTGTTAGTGTGTCCGTCATACTTGTGAAAGCATTGGCACCAGCATCTTTCAATTGATCTAATACTGATTTTTGTTCACCTATCTGTCCTTTGAATCCTTCTGTGTATGCTTGTAAGTATGAGATGTTTTGTTCATTAAACTTTTTAACACCTTCTGATTCTAATCTGTGGAACTCCATCTTTCTCTTGTGATTTTGTTCTGCAATGAACAGCATTTTCTTACGCATTTTTTCTTCAAACCTAGCAACACCTTCTGTTTCAAGTTTATGGAATTCTAATTTTTGTTGTGTCAATGCTCTCGCAATAAACAATCTCTTGTGGGCCGCCTTGGCTTCTGCTTCTGCTAATGCTTGGTTCTTAATTTCGTTGGCTTCTATTTCTTTTTTGTTGTTTTCAGCAATGATCATTATTGGATCTTTATGCCCTTGGGCTTTTGCCACTGCTTCGTTGGCTTCAACAATCTTTTTCATTGCCGCATCATAATCATTACCAGCATCTTTTATAACTTGACCTAAATCAACACCAAATCCAATTGCTGTTTGATAAGCCTCTGTTTCTTGAAGTGCATCTAATAATGAGTTTGCTTTTTCTGCCGCATAATTGTAAGCATCACCAAATGGTCCTCCAATTGTAAGTGAAAGGCCTCTTGCTTCTTTGTCAAACTCCTGCATACCAGGAATGATCCTTGCTATGAAATTGTGTGCATCAATCAATGCATCAACAAAGTCATAAAATTTATTTTTAACAAAATCAACTGAGATAGCAACCTTTTCTGCTATGAAGTCTCTAAACTTGCTTATTATTCCCCCTACGTGATCAAACACAGCACCTATCTGTGCCATCGATCTGCCTAATCCGTTTTGAAAACTTAGAGCACCAATCAAACTTGATACTGCTACCAATAACAGTCCGAATGGATTTTTTATCATTGCAAGTGTAAGGGCTTTGAATGCTGTGGCTATACCATTGATTGTTAGTATCAATGCTCCACCTACAGCCGGTCCTGCTACTGCACCCATGGCCACTGCCATTTTGTCTGTGTTTTGTGACATAACCAATAGTGCATCATTGAATTTGCCAACCACTGTGCCTAATGCTTTACCTAATGTTTTATTGAATTCTTCATTCTTAATGATCGCATTGGTCATTGTTTCTACAACATCACCTAATGCTCCTGTTAATCCTGCTGAACCTATTTGGTCTTTGGCATTGGCTGATGCAATACCTAAGTTAGATACTTTGGTTGATAAGTTGTCTAGTACATTTTGTGTTGCACCACCAAACTCTTCTTGGATACCTTTTGAAAATGCCTCTGTTATCTTTGCGGCACCTTCTGCTGTCTTACCAAACTCTGATATTTGTAATCTGGTTAGACCAAGTTGTTCTTCAAGTATTCTAAATACCGGAACACCTCTGTCAGCAAGTCTGTTAAGTTCTTCTAGACCCAAACCACCTGATACTGTTCTAGCAAACAAGTCAGTGATGGCTTCTAATGTACCTATTTGATCAGTTGTGATCGCCGCCGTGTCAGTGAATGTTGTTAGTAGTTCTTTTGTTGGTTCAATGCCCGAAGCCTTTAACTTAATAAATGCTGTAGATAAGTCTTCAACTGAGAATTGTGTTTGTGTTGAGAATTTGGTGATGAAAGCAAATGCATCTGCACCTTCTTGTGCTGACCCTGTTACTGACTTTAATGAAGTTCGTAAATCTTCAAACCTCATTGAAGTTGTGATAATACTTTTAGCAAATGCACCCGTGGCTAGTGTAGCACCAACCCCTATAAGTGTTTTTTGTAAACTGCTAAAACCGGTGTTAAGGCCTTTGATGTTTTTATCAACACCACGAAAGGCTTTGTCAGTTTTATTAACGCCTTCTAGTACTATTTGTTCTCGTATTGCCACTTTGCTTCCTCATTTCCTTGTCGTTTTCATGTTTGCGAACTTGAAAATATGCTAACCAAGTCTTAAACTCTATAAGGGACATTTTTTGAATGTCTGCTATTGAACATTTCAAATAGTCAGCCAGTGAGACTTGGGCCATCAAATCTCTGTCCCCGGTTAGTTTTTTACAATATCCTCAACCGAGTCAGCATTGGCATTGTTCAATTTGGTTGCTACTTTTATGATAACATTTGGATCAATTTCGTGTAAGAAAGTTGCTCTGTCTGTTGATTTAAAAAGTAATTCGCCATCTTTATTCAATGCTTTAGCAATAATTGATTCAACTAATGCTTCTGCTGTTTTACCTTGTTGCTGTAATGACATAATTCTATTTTCAACTGCTAAACTAGAAGTTGCTTTATAATATACGTCAATACCCCATTCATCGCATTTGTATTTGAGTAATTTGCCACTTAATCTATCTGCAAAATGGCCTTTTGCTCTTTCAATTGCTGATAATGTATTCTTCTTTTCCGATTCAGTCATCGTTTTAATCTCCTGCTTTTAACAAATCCGGTGATTTTCCTCACCGTAGGTTTAGTTATGCCCCTATGGGCCTGTCTTGAAGTGCCTCTATCTAAATGTTTGATATAGTCCACTGAATTTGATACACTAAATCCTTGTCTGGTGTCTTTTTCCACCCACTGTGATTTAGCATACCCTGATCTAACAGGGGTCTGTTCTCGTGCTGTGTTAAAAGTCTTGTTTTTGATTTCATCCAACATACGATCAACTGATCGCATCAATTGTTTTGAATCAAAATTAGACTTGTATCGTGCACCAAACAAAATAAAACCCCTATTATGATACTGTAGTCATTGTAAGTGCACCAGATCCTTGTGCCGCAAAACTTGCCTCAACCATACCATCTACTGATGATGTAACTGAAAAACTTGTCATGATAGCCGAACCTGCAAACTTACCATTCGTAGCCGCATTTGCGGATGGGAATGCTTCGAAAGTCATCAATGTTGGTTCACCTTCTTGTGATACTAAGTCATCTAATTTTGCATGACCGGCATCTGATGCATCAAAAAATACATCGCCTGAGATAGTGAATGTTGATAAACCTGGTTTGTAAGTTCTCATTCCTGATGAACCCATTGCTGTGTCTTCAATAGTATCTTGTGTCTGTTCGATAGTAAAATTACGCAAATTAAGGATTGCTTGATTAGTTAAGCCTTCACCTGAAATTGTAATAGTACCGTCGTGTCCTGTTACTGTTGCCATTGTCTATTTCTCCTCGTCAATTATGCCAAAGTCTATGTCCTTTGAATCGTCACCTACTGGTTTCAATTCTACCGCTTCAACCTCAACTTTGGCTTTTTTAGGTTTTACAGTTTTCTTAACAACCTCAGGGGCAGAGTCGGTCCAACTCCAACCTTCATTGGCTATTAAATCTCTTGCTCGTGAGCCACTACATACTTTTTGCTCACCGTTTTTGTATATAATTCTATGTCCCATTTTATAATGTTCCTCGTGTATATTTATATTGTACAGTGAATGTAATATCTACACGACCAATTGGATATTGCTGTGCTTCATCTGATATTACTTGTGAAACAAAACTGTTCAATGCTTTAGAATTTCTTGTTCTGTCTGTTTCTAATGCTTCTTCAACTGCTTCTACTATTGCATTCTTTTGTGTGTCGATTGAATTGTTTACTGTCACAGCAGACGAATCTGCTCTCACATAACATTCTATTTGATAGTTTATGGTACCAAATCTCACTGCACCTGATGCCATTGTAGCATCTTCTCTTATTTCTTCTGCTGTTCTTACCACTATTGCTGGATATTGTGTTATAGCCATATCATTGATGTTGATAGGATTACGACTCACCAACACCACTTTAGGTGTTGTGATACCTTTTAGATCAACAATAATATCTTTGGCTATGTCTTCTCTGATTGACATTATCTAACCAATCTACCAAAGTGTTGTGGTTGTTTTTCTGTATCTTCTACCACTGCATCTCCATCCCAATCATATTCTACACCATCTTGTAGCACCATGTCTAGTTCGTCTCTGAATCTTGCTTTGTAAAAGTCAATCATCATTCTGAATCTATCTGGTTCTGCATCATGTTTGGTTAATTGTGGTAATATGTAGTGTGACAACACGTGATACACAGCCGCCCTTTTCAATTGTGAGGCTGTTAGTTTTGTGTTGTCCATTTCTAAATCTGTTGTTGAGAAATATCTAGAATGTAGACTTGATCTTCTTACTCTAGGCCACCATTCAATTCTCAAATGTCTTTGTATGTCTGCCGTGGTTTTGGCATGATATGATGAAAAGTCAATAACACCATATTCTTTTATAGTTGGCTCATATTCTAAAATATCAGCATCTGTTGAATAGTTACTCATTTATATTTCTCCTTGTAGTATAAGGGCGAAATAAATCGCCCCCACATTTTGTCGATTATAATCCAAATTACTGGATTGATGAATCGTGGTTTAGTTCAACACCATATGAGTCGTGTAATTCACCAACACCGTATACTGCTGTTGCTACGATTTCAGTTGCTCTTAAACTTGCATCTCTTTGAGTTTCAATTTTAAGATCTGATAACATTGCTAGGCCTAATGCATCTCTGTGGAAAACAGCACCTTTGTAATCACCAGTTGAACCTGGTTTATTACCTGATGAGTCTGCCATGTTTGATGTTTCATATACAGAAACACCTGCAATTTGACCAACGAAGCCTGTTCTTAATGCTTCATTACCAACACCTGGGTTAGGGTTAGCAAATGTGTTAGTTAATGATTTTTTCATATCATATGCTACTAACGGATGAACAACACAAGCAAGATCGTCGCCTGGCACACCTGATTTTCTAAGTTGTGCTACTGCTTGGAATATTGCATCTGCTGAGAAAGCCGTTGTACCATCACCGATTTCTGTTGTGAAGCCATCGAATAATGCTGTTAAGTCTGTGTCAATTTTCTTTGCGATTGCTTCGCCGAATAATTTACCTAAGTCTCTTACAACATCTGATTCTGAAACGTTCATTGCATAGTCAGTTAGTGTAGTCATAATACCATTTTCTAATACCGTTAAGTTTGCTACGCCAGTAGAAATAGTTGTTGAACTCAAGTCTGCATTTTCACCTGGTGCCGTTGCCGTCACTGTTGGATAAATCGGAACTTGAATTGTTTTACCACTATTCGCAGGTAAAGTGTAATTTCTCACTAAACCTCTCATAATAGATCTTTCGTTTGCTACAAATAAAGCCTCTGCCACCATTGGTGAAATAAGGTCATTTAATGTAGTAGTTGTTGAGTTTGCCATTGTAATATCTCCTTATACTTTAAGCAAGTCCATTTCCCTTACGATATTCTGCATATTTTGCCCTATCTTCAGGATTGGACATATTTAATTTACTTACATCTAATTGCTCACCACTGCCGGCTTTGTCACCAATATTTGAAGTAGTGCCTGCCCCTGAGGGTGTAGCACTCACAAAATGTGGATTTGCCGTTAAAAATTCTTTGGTCAAGTCGTCTATAGTCATATGATTGCCGTCATCTTTATATCTAACCTGTCCTGTTTTCGGATCAACAATCTCAACATCACCTGCTTCGTTCATTTTGACTTGATCCTTGACCAGTGTTGCCACTTGTCCCGGATTTACAGCCTTGTATTTAGAAGCCGTGTCAAGTAATGTACCATCAATCTTGATAGTTTTTACTTGATTCATCAAAGTGTCTATTTGTGCATCTTTCTTTTCGGCTTGTGCCTTAAGTAGTTGCTCAAACTCGCCCTTTGCTTTTAGTTTGTCTTGTTGTTCCTTCTCTGCCTTTTGAGATAGTTCGTTGTAGTATTCTGGGTCAATGCCCTCGAATTTCTTTTCGAACTTTCTTCGTTCTCTTGAAATACGATCTGCTACCACTCTATCAAGTTCAGCCTGTGAGAATTGTTTTGCCTCTGTTTCAGTTGATTCAACAGATTCTGTTGTTTCTACCGGAGCCTGAGTTGGCTCAGTGTTTTGTGTGTCCGTTTCACTCATCGTTTATTCTCCTTTTTAAAGTTTTAAGTTTAACTCCAGCCAATGCTGTATTACACTATTTATTATGGTTTCGCATACTTGATCTTATGCTGTTTAACAAAGCATAATCTTGTTGTATCAACACTCCAATTGGTGTGCTGTGTCCACCATATTGAGGATGTGAATATAACCATTCTTCATCCTCTCTTTGTTCGTTAAAAAGATTCATCATCTTTTTTAACTGTCTGGCACTTGCTGTTGGATGTTTGTACACCCTAGCAACATAATCATCTAGTGCCAAAATTTCTCCTGTCCACTCTTGAATATCGATCTTTTGTTGTGACCAATATTTTTTACTCCATGGACATACTGCAACAATTGAAACAAAGTAGTCGGTCCAATTAACCTCTACGACCGCCTCTTTTGCCACCTCTTTTGCCGCCCTTTTTCTTTTCTTTAGACTTCTTCTTTTTAGCCATTGCCATTGTCATCTCCTCCATTTTGGTTGTTGAAAAATCCAGATATCTCTGGATGTAGTTCCATAATTTGTTCATTGGTCAATCCATCTTTCTCAATCATCTCTCTGATATGTGCTATCATATCAGTTGGATTTGTCATAGGTGAATGCATCGTTGGATCTACCTCTCTCTGCTCTTGTAGATCGTTTTGTCCATTTATAACTTGTTCTAGTGTATCTTCATCAGTGATCAATGCTTTGGCCAACATAACATCTATCTCTCTCAATAGTTCTTGGTTTGCTGGTTGTGTTTCTTTGGCTTGTTTCAATACTGCGATGGTATTTTCTTTATCGTGTATGTTGAATGAATCTGGATAATCAATGACTCCATCAAATGCGATGTTTTGCCATTGTGCCCAAATTGACCAAATCTGTTCTTCTGCAAGTTCTAACAAGTCTGCTTTTTGTGATAGTCTTGCATTCAACAATTGAAATTCTGTTTGTAATGCAACACCACTCATGGTCCTTGTTGTGGTTGATCTTACCCCGCCCATATTTGCCATTCTGTTTATGCTATCAACTTTTTCATTGATGCTGGATATAATCTGTGTTATACCTGACCCTGACGGTTCTAACAAGAAAGGTTTTAGGTTGGGGTCCAAGTCATCTGGTAAGTCTATAACTGCTCCGGCGCCTGCTGATGCTTGTGTAGAGCCAGTTTTAACAAGACTGGGATGATTGGAAACTCTGATGAGTTGTTCTAACTCACTTAATTCATTGTATATGCCTCTTTGTACATCTGCGATATCTGAAATATCAGATATGCCTATGCCTTTGGTTTGGCTTCTGCCTGCATACACTGGCACAAATGGTACAATGCCTAATGGATTTTCAAATACATCTACGATTGTAGCATCTTTGTTCATGCCTGCTTTGACATATACAGTTGTTTGTGTTGTTGTGATTGTTCTATAGTATACTTTGTCTTCATCCATACCATCAAACATTGTGATTGATTCAAGTGCATAAACTCCGTTTGGCTTTCTTGCATATGACCAATCGATCACATTTTCTGGTGTGTGTAATGACACATATGGTCTAATCTCTTGTTGTAATTCTTCTGCTCTAGTGTTTACCACCACAGCCGGTTTATCTATGCCTACCCATACATGACCATATATCGATGAATATGTAGCACAATCTCTCATGAAAGCATTGAATGTTCTGCCATCTAGATCAGCATCTTGTAAAAATGCATCTAGGCTGGGATCATTTACTACCTGTGTACCATAATCTCTTTTGGGTGGTGTTCTAAATAAAAATGAATTGTATGTTTCTACCACCGACTTTACGTGATTGTCTAGTGGTGTTTGTTTTAATCTGCTGTCGTAGTCTTCTTGTGATTCTAAAACATATTTGATCAAATAACGGCCTTGTCTATAGTCATTACCGCCGTTGAATGAATCAGAATAATACTGCCATCTTCTAATGTTGTCACGCCATTCCGGGTGTAATTGTAATCCGTAGTACTCTAATCTATATTTTACATCAAAAGCATCGTCAATTTGTGCCATATGGATTTTCCTCTAATTTTAACTAACTTTCATTCCCCAGGTACTAGGTGTATTGTTATTATTTATGTTATTTCTTGTTATAGGATACAAATATTCAACTAAATAGCCCACCGCATCACTCATATGCGATAAGTTGTCATTGTTATCCGGTATTGATGTACCTTCTTTGTATATCTGCCTAGACAAACTTCTAATCACTGACTTACAATTTGTAGTGACCCATAATTTCTGTTTGCCATCTGCTGATTTTAGTGCTGAATTGACAGCATTTATTCTATCCCTCACGGCCGGGTGTCTTGGCCTTGTGAGTGTTCTAAATCCTGCATTCACAAGAATTGAAAGATCTGTGCGACCTGCCGCCGAGGTCTTTCTTTGCCTTGATGCTGGATCTGGATATATTGTGATACCTTTGTTGGGGTATCTTGTTTTTATTTCTTGTACCATTTCATCTGTGTTTGATCCGTGTATTGATATTTCATCCACTATAACCAAACCCTTTTCAGTCTTTACTGCCACACAGGCTGACATTGGATCTATGTTGAAGTCCATGCCTATGTGTAGATGTTTTGCATCATTTAAGACGGTTTTATCCTCTTTATATACAGAGTCTTGAGTGTAGTTGTAGTATATGGTGCCAGAGAATGTTTCGAACGATGCTTCATATTCTTGTCTAAATGTCCTTTCATCCAAATCATTGCGGGCCTGTTGTATTTCTTCTTCCGGAACTTGTCCACCTTCTATCGTAGTATATTGAAAACTTTGCCAGTTGTCAATGTCTATTTTTGATTGTTGGAATATGTCATATGCCCAGTTACCTATACCTTTGGGTGTGCCGCAAAATAAGGCTCCTCCACCTGTATCTGATAATGTTGGTCTTATAACTTCTGCCCAAGCCTTTTGATCTATATCTGCAAATTCGTCCAGTACTACAAAGTCTAATCCAACCCCTCTCAATGAGTCTTCATTGTCTGCCCCTCTTAAAGATATTTTAGAATCATTTACTAACCATATTTCTAAATTGCTTTCATTGATCTTGCGAGCCCATCTCAATTGTCTCAATCTATCTTTCAATTGATCCCAAACAATCTGTCTGGCCATTCTATATGATGGTGCAACATAAAACACATTGCTATTTGGCTGACTTGCCGCCTTGCATAATTCACGTATGGCAAGATGTGTTTTGCCAAACCTACGACCTGATATACATACTCTGAATCTGTGGTCTGAATCTGCGATGTTTTTCTGTGCTGATGATAACGGCATTGTAGATATTTATGCCGTTGTAAAAGGGCACTCTGCATACCGTGAGTGCCCTTTGTGTTAGTTAGGATATGAAAGGGAGAAATCACTAACCCCTAGGAGTCCTAACTATCAGAGAGGATATGGAAAACTAAACCCCTCTAATTCCAATTTGGTCGCCAATCATATATATAACCAATCTTAACATCTTTGTTCGTTGACTGCTTACGATAACGCACCTCTTCGTCCCATTTATTACTGGCTAAATCGGTCCAAATAATCTTAACTGGTTTCGTTTGCTCATTATCCCAATTATACTTCTTCATCGGTACCCAGTGCATATCATCTTCATTACCAGCATACGGTATAAAGTGACCGTGATCACTCCATTGATCTAACTTACCGTATGTTTCTACATTGTTGAAACATTCTTTTGCAGATTCTGAATTACTCCATAGCCCCCCGTCTTTTAGACGTTTAGGTCTCATTGCTTCAAGTTCAATATACAATTTACCGGCTTTACTAACACGATGAGTTGCATAGTCGCCTTCGGTAAATGCTGATCCGTATTCACGACCAACCCGTATTAGATCACCTACCTTATAAGGGTTTTCTGGCTTTCGATCAGGCGTTGCTTTTTTATTAAGATCTTTGCCTGTGACTTCGACACATTGTTTTAAACCGTTAGACATATCACTCTGATATTTTCTATATGTCGAACTGTTCATTCTGCCTTGATAATTTGGTTTAGAATTTACCTGTTTAATAATGTTAGACAATTGGTCTCGATCAACTTTTACCAAATGATGTACAGGGTCATTGCCTTTAAGTCTTTCTAACACTTGCTCTTGATGGTCAGTTAGTTTTGTGTATTGATCTTCATCAACTACAAAAAACTCTAACTTTTGGCCTTGTTCAGTTTTCTTAATACCTAACTGCATACAAGCACCTCTAAGCATCTCACTCATCTTGCCGTTGAGTCTCGGGGGGTTGGTACCAATAATAGTTGCTATGTTCTTATCTGAACGAGCACCTATATATACTTCTTTAGTCATTTTGTTCTCCTTTTTGTTAGTTTATACAATTACTATAACACAGATTTGGGATCTGTCAACCCCTTTTTGGAAGAAAAGTTTTCACGGTTTTCTTCCATTTCTCGCCATTGTTGTTGTGTAGGCCAGTATA